CCCGGGATGGGCAGCAAGATTTTCCAAGTCCGCGACAAGATCACCCATCGTAGTTTCAACCGTGGCGACCGCCTGCTTGGCTTTCGGGAACAGCGCTTCGCGCTTCTGACGTTCTTTTGGCGTCAGGCCCTCCATAAACTGCGGCGGCGTCATGCCGACCGCTTGATCACGCGGCACATACTTCACTTGGCCAGTGGCCGGGTCAACCACAGGAATCGGCGCTGGCGGTTCCCGGGGCTCACGCGGCTGCGCGGGCGGGCGTTTTGCCTCGGCCAACTGACGCTGGTAGTCAAAGAACGTGCCTTTATACCCTTGGCTCTTGGCCAACTCGTAGCCTTGCATGTCAGGAGAAGGCGTATACGTTGGCGGCTGGCGCTGCGCGGCGCGGAATTGTTCATACCCCTGCTGCGTAAGCGGAAAGCCAAGAGCTTGCATTGTGGCCACGTCCGCAGGTGTAGCCGGGGCGGCTGGTGGTGCTGCAGCAGAAGCGCCGTACTGAGCCAACACTTGCCTGCGTTGCTCGGGGGGCATAGCCAAAAGCTGCTGCAACTGCGACGACGCCGTGCCTTCGTCTGTAACTCCCAGTTCAACAGCGCGGCGTGCAAGGCCGGCCACCACATCGTCGGTCGGCGTGCGAGCGGAATCGCGGGCCAGCCCTTGCCAATAGGACAGATTCTTGGCGCGGCCTTCGGCTTCCGACGCAGCGGCTGCGCGCTCGGCGGCGGTCTGTTGTTTGGACCGCAGCATGAGCTGCGAGCCCAGCTCGGGGTCTAGCCGCATGACTTCCGTCATGTAGTTTGCCGCGCTTGGGTCAAGGCTGCGCAAGCGGTTCTGCGTTTCCACCCCGCGCCGGTACTCTTGCATCTTCAGCGCGGCCAACTGGTTCTGCTGCTGGGCCTGCTGAATCTGGCTGATGCGGCCATACTGCTCCAACGGGTCCTGCAGTTGCAGCCCTCGGAACCCCCCGGCGATGACAGGATCAAGCGGCATGACTACTCCTTAACCTTGGTACATGCCGGTATCGGGGATTACCGGGTAATTCCCGATACTGCCGCCACCGCCGCCACCAGGCAGCAATCTGTTCATCAAATTCTGATTCTGAGTGTAGTTGAGGTACTGCCCCAAGGCTCCGGTCAGCGCGTTAGCACCACCGATGTATGCGGAACCCCGTGCAGACCCTGCGCCCAACATGCCCTGCGCGGCGGCTTGCCCACCGGCCATCAGGTTCTGACCGTATTGACCGGCAAAGTTCTGCCCCAGACCACTCATCACGCCTGCGGCGCGGGGGCCGACGTCAGCCAGCCCGGCCAGACGGTTGTACGCCGCGCCGAACTCCTGCGAGCCGAGGTCTTGGCCGTACCGCTGCGCGGCCTTCAGCGCGCCGCCCGAGATCAGCCCACCCCGCGCCGCGGCTTGGCGGTCCAGCGCTTTCATGCCTTCGCTCAGACGGAACTGGTAGCCGGGGTCCATCTGCAGGAAGTTCTGCGCTGCACCAGGCCCGCCGCTCATCAGCGAGCGCAACCGGTTGTAGTCCTCAGTCCCGCCTTGCAGAAACGGCTGCTGCCGGCCAATGTTCTCTTCGTAGATGCGCTGCTGCAGCGCGTTGGCCTCGCGGCTGGCCTGCAGTTGCGCGTCTGCGGCGTCCCGCGCGGCGCCGGCTTGCGTCTTGGCTGCGCTTCGGGAAGAAGCAGCACCCAGAACTGCCGAGCCGATGATGGCGGCTTCAATGCCCATGATGAGCCTCCTTTACGAACATCCCGTCAGGCTGTTCAGTGAACCCCAATCGCTTGAGGATGTCGTTCATATACTCATGCCCCGGCGTCACGCGGGTGGTTACGCGGTCCTTGGCAAACAGTTCTTTCAACACACCCTTAGTCGCCCAGCGCTTACGCCACTCAGGCGCCACAGAAGCGTGTACTTCGTCGTCTTTGAAAAACGCCGCGCCGATGCACTGACCGTCACGCTCAATAGCTTTGACGTCCCAGTCGGCCACCGCTGCGGCGTAGGTGTCAAAATCCATCGGGCGTGACCAATCCGTAGCCGCGTAACCGACTTGCAAGGCTTCGCTACGGTTGGGTACTAGCCGAGTGGTCACGTTACCTCGCGCCCGCTTGCGCGGATGTTGATGGCGGTTGCCGTGCCGGCGATTGTAGAGATGAACCCGCCAGGCGCAAGCGCCGCGCCGACCAGTTCGGGAAACGTGTACGTCTCGCCGGCCTGCAACGATTTGGTTTTGACAATCAAGTTCTGGTTTCCCGCGGTGTCGGCCGACGTGACCAGGTTCACGCTGATCGTCGCAGCCGAGGCGCTGTAGTTCGTGGCGGTGAACTTGTCGATAAGCGCGGTCACGCCCGTAGCAGTGTACTGCGTGGTTTGCGCAGCTTCGGCTATCTTGGCCGGGATAAAAACTTTGACGGTTACGGTCATGATTTGGCTCCTTATTCAAGTTGCAGCGCGTTGTTTGAGTCGTATTTCGTCATTATCCAGTTTGTGCCGTCACAAACCAAGGTGGCATTTGCCCCGGCGACAGCCTCCAAAATAGCCGTCGTCGCAGCCCCGCCGGCCAGCGGCACCACATTACTCGACGCTGACACAAGCGTCTGCGCTTGGTAATTTTGAAAGTGCAACGTGCGGCCTGTGCTGGTGCTGGCAGTCGGCAGCGTCACGGTGCAGGACGACCCTGACTTGTTGTTGATCAGCCAAGTCTCGCCGTTGGCAACCGAGAAGTTGGCCGTGTACGTTACCGGAGCGCTTGACAACGCAGCGATGGCCGCGCTGATTGCCCCTGCGTCAACGATTGGTTGAACTTGCAATGCTTCAATCTGCTTTTGCAACTCGGCAATTTGCGGTTGCAGCGCGTCGTTGGGCAGCGTCTGCAACTCCTGACGCACGTTGTCAATCTGGGCCTGTAGCCCCTCGGCTTGATCAGACGGCAGCGTATCCAGACGCTGCTCCAGCACACGACAGCAGTCGTCGTACCGCGCCATCATCGACGCAAGCTGCGCTTGGTCGTAGAGATTGCCGAAGTCGCCGCTCAGGTCTTGTACTGGCGGGCCTAAGTCTTGGCTATTAAGCGCGGTTTCAGACGCCCGAAACAGCGACAAAAAGAACTGATACCAAGCGCGGTCGATCAACCCCGTGCGGGGGTCGATGATCGGCACCCGAGGCGGGGTGATCGGCGTGGGGTTGGCGCTGGGCGACGTAGCCATTAGGCGTTTGTCGGGCTGATAATGAGTTCAGCCCCCACGATAACAACTTTTACGGGGTCGGTGCCGGACAGTTCGTACACGCGGTCGCGCAGCTTGAGCGTCATACCGAGGCGGCGGAAAAACACGCGGCGGTAATACTCGCCGATCTTGCCGATGCCGGCCCAGTGCTCGTTTGACCAAGTGTGGCCGCCGTCGTCGCTCCAGCGCAGCATGACCTGCGGATCGCTGCCTTGGGTTATAGGCGTCACATCATCCGAAATCAGGTAATCATCAGACTCGGTTACAAGGTACTCGTCGTTTTCGGTCTGAAGGTATATCGTTTCTGCGGTTGTAAAACCGGTAAGACCCACGCCCGACTCCAGATCAATCTGCAGCGTGTGGTGCGCAGTGCGCTTGAGGTTGTTTTGCCCGGTCGGCAGCGCCCGCCACGTTCGATACCAACGCTGGATCTGGCCGTTGTCCGAGTAATCCTCAAGATCAAAGGCGTAGATGTTGCCGTTCTGATAGTCGCCGACGATGACTTCGTTGTTGAAGAACATCTGGCAGTTCGACCAGTGACGCGTGAATGCGCCGTTATCCCAGCCGGCACGCTCATGCCACGCGCCCGTGGCGACGTCGTACACCCAGGTCGTGTCGGCGCTGGGAAAGATCAGCACATAAAAGCTGTGGCCGTCCTGCTGGTAGGTGTACCCAATCGCGTCGGCCAAGTTGCCGTACTTTTGGATGTGCCACTCGACCGCGTGCGTGCTGATGCGCTTCCCGGTGTAGCCGTCAGCGCGGTAAACCGTGCCGTGACCACGGGGGTCAGAACCCAGCCAGAACACGCCGTTGTCCATCTTGGCCACCGAGTACGGCGCGGCGCAGCCCAACTCGTTAAACGCGCCTTGAATGCGCTGGAGCGGAAAGTCCGACGCGCCCGTGTTGTACCAGACCTCTACGCTGCTAGTGCCAAAGACCCAGATCTCGCGGAAGTTGGACAGCACCGACACCACGCCGTCAGGCGAACCCTCGGCGCTGGCGAAATCAAGTGGGTCAACACTGGTGCCGTCAAGCAGGCTTGTGATCCAAATCTTCTGGCTGTTCGGCTCGTTGAAGACAAAGTACCCGTCAAGGTAGCCCACCGTCGCCGCGCCAGGAAAGTCTAGGTCGGTGATCTGCGCAAAGACGTTGGTCGCGTTGTTGTAGATGTAGCTGGGGCCGTTGGCCGCAACGAACAGTTGGGTGCCGTTGTCGGCCATGCTGACCGGCCCCGTGCCGGCCACCGTACCTAGCGCCGTCGCGGTGTAGCTGGTGTTGATCTTGTACAACTGCATGCCGCTGACGACAAACGCGGTGGTAGCGTCGTTGGAAAACGACCACAGACCTCGGATCGGCCCAATGCCGAGTGTGGCCAACAGCCGCAGTCCAGGCGCGCGATTGAGAAACGCCGGCTCCTTGCCTGCTTCCGGTACGATCTCCGGGAACAAGTTGACCATGCGGCTGTCTGCAGCGTTGACGCTGCGGGCCACATAGCTGGAGCCGAGGATCGGCGTTTTCATGCTACACTACCATTCATGTTAAACGGAGGTTGAGCATGGAAACGTGGAAACCAGTTCTTGGCTTTGAAAGTTTGTACGAGGTCAGCGATCACGGTAACGTGCGCCGTGTTGCACGAAGCAAGACCGTAGACGCAGCCAAAGTGCCGCAGGCCAAAGAAATGTTTGCCGCTGGCGCTACACTGAAAGAAGTCGCGGAGTTTTTGCGCGTCAGCATCCCCACGGCTCAATCCATCAAGTTGGGCAAAACGTGGGTTGGGGACGCGGGGCATCGGTCGTGCAAAACAACTTTGCTGAAGGGGTACTTGCAAGTATCGCTGTGCAAAGACGCGAAGTACACACGACGCGCCGTTCACCGGCTTATGTGGGAGTCCTTTAATGGAGTTATCCCCGGACGGCTTGAAGTTAACCACAAGAACCTTGACCGCGCTGACAACAGACTTGAGAACTTGGAACTTGTGACGCATCAGCAAAACATCCAGCACGCGATTGATGCTTACAAAAGCCAAGGGCTGTTGCGAGCGGTCAAAGGCGTCAAAGGGTTTATTGCTGGCCGGCATAGCAAGTACGACAACAATTAAACATCTTCAATAGTTAGAGGCATAGATGTTGAACCGCTGGCGAGTGGCCACCAGCGAGTACGGCAGGCTCATGATGTCGTCCGGGTTGTTGATGCGCTTAATGTTGCGCTTGGACGTCATGGCGATGCGCTGAACCTGCGGTGACGGCTCGACGCCGAACTCGGGCGCGATCTCCATCGCCAGGTTGTAGGTGAACGCTCGCAGGTAGCCTGTCGGAAACGTCAACTCGGTGGCCAACGTGGCCGGCTGCGTCAACTCCTCGACCGAGATGAAGTGCCATTCCAGCAGCCGCGTGGGCACCGGGTAGATGTACATCTCAATGTCGGGGTACGTCATGTTGATCCACAACACCTGCGGGTACGTTGACGTGACCGTCTTGACAGCAATACCGTTGTACTGCTGCTGATTGATCATCTTGATGCCGAAGCTGACGTTCGTGCCGGGGTCGCGGAAGTACGTCGAGTCGTCCAGCAGGACAGGCCGGTTGCCCACAAAGTCGCCCGTAGGCCCCAGCGTGCGGCTGATCGTGCTGGCGGGCCAATTGAACACTTGGTCTTGCGTGCTGAACACAGACAGCCGCTCGGTGTTCCACGAGTCGATCATCTGGTTCATCGCCGTCAGCGAGTCCTGCATGACGGCGGCGGATGTGGTTTCGCCTTCTGCCAATACGCCCAGCAGACGCAAGGCGCGCTGGATCTGATCACCCGCTGAGGACATGCTCTGGCTCCTTACGGCGGCGGCGGCCCAGTGCGTTCACTGGCGGCGCGGCGTCTTGCTCGTTTTCAACGCCGGGAGTATACCGCTCCCACCCGTTTCGCTCGTCGTAGATCGCCTCCATTTCCATCGTGGCAACCTTGGCCCCGTGGATGGGGTGGCGAAGATAGATGACAGCCATTGAGACAAGGGGCCGAAGCCCCTTTCCGTTACGTCAAGCAGTGGATTACCGCAAAGTTCAGCACCACCGCTTCGGACAAAGAGCCGCCTGTGATGTTGCGCAAAGCGATGGTCGCAGAGCCAGCGTTCAGACCAGTGATCCAAGCGTTGTACCCGCCAGCCGTCGCCCCCGCAGCAACCGTGAGAACCACAGTGTCATTGGCGCTGATGGTGGAGTTGTTGAACGTGAACGTCACCGTCGTGGTGGCGTTCAACGCGGCGTTGTTGGTAGTGATCTGCCCTGCGGATGTGTTCAGCGTGACTGCCGTACTCTTGCTGG